TGACACTATATGATACATGGGAATCAATGGGGGCTGATATTAGCACGTATACTAAGGAAGAATTAACATTCGCTGCCTTATTCCACGATTTAGGGAAAGTTGGTTTACCCGGAGAAAACCAACATTATTATGAACCTAATGATTCACAATGGCATATAGATAAATTGGGACAAGTATATAAATTTAATACTGAGATCCCTGCTATGAAGATTCCAGAGAGATCTTTATTCATATTACAGTCTATTGGCGTTAAAACATCTGTGAATGAATTTTTAGGTATAAAATTACATGATGGGATTTATGATGAAGCTAATAAGTTTTATTTTATGTCAGGGCAAAAAGAAACTAGGTTGAGAACTCACTTACCTATTTTACTACACCATGCTGATCATATGGCTTCTCAGATTGAGTTTGAAACTTGGAATAATGAAGGAGGAATTATACCTAAAGCTAAAGCAAAACCAAAAAATGCTTCCAAAGCAGATAAAATTAGTAGAAAATCAAAAGCAGTAGAAAAATCCGCTGAGAAAATGAACCCTAAATTCAAAGAATCAACTGTGAATTTAATTGATAGTTTCTTTAGTAATGATAAATCTGAATAATTATGGAATATTTTTATATAGTCTTATTCACATTATTAATATTATGGTCGGGGATTAGTATTTTTATAATCCGCAATTTAATGAATAAAAATGAGGTTATGGAAGACTTCATTGAAAAACAAGATGTTGAATTGAAAAAGACAGACCAGGCATTATCTCTAATAGATGATAAAATAGCATTTAACTCAGATGATGAAGTAGGGTTTTACTTTGACCAAATTAAACAATTACAAGAAAATTTAAATAGATTTAAGTTAAGATAAACATGGGGGGTATAATTAAAAAGGAACCAGCTAATGCTGGTTCTCCTTCTCCGGAGAAGAAGGTTAAAAAAGCTAAAAAGAAAAATTACTATTTCACAGAGGAAACTGAGGAGAAATTAATCGAATATTTAAAAGAAGAAGACCAACATATTAAAAACAGAATCTTCGATAGATATCTCCACTACCCTTTTTACAAAATGGCCGAGAATCTAATTCATACATTTAAATTTTATTATACAGATGGGTTGGAAGATTTAGAGGATTTAAAACATGAGTTAGTAATATTTTTCCATGGTAAGTTAGATAAGTTTAATCCAGATAATGGGAAAGCATTTAGTTATTATTCCCTAGCAGGTAAAAGATGGTTAATTAACTATAATAATAAGAATTATAAAAAGTTAATAAACAGAACTATTCCTGAGGAAATAGATAACCAATATTCAATATTAATTGAAGATGAGGTTGAATCTAATAGATCAGATGCATTAGCATATTTTCACTACTTTGTTGAGGATTTTGAGAAAGATATAGATAAAATATATAAAAAAGATATAGAAAAAAATGTGGCAGAAGCATTAGTGATGATATTTAAAAGGAGAAATAACCCTAATATGATATTCAAAAAGAAAGCTTTATGGATTTATATTAGAGAAATTACTAAATTATCTAATGAAGATACCCCTATAATTACTAGGGTAGTAAAAAAAGCAGAAAAATATTATATTAAGAATTGGGAAAAATATTTAAAAACCCTCTAAATTTTAATATAACATATATTTATAATAAATAAGTATATGTCAAATTTCAATCAAGAATTATTTAACGGTAAAACATTCTCAGATATTCTTAATGAAATATATAAGAATAGTAAGAAAAAAGAGAAACAAATAAATTCCCTAATAAGTGAATTAAAACCCCTAATTGAAAATTTAGGGGATGCCGTTAGTGTGGTTCCTTTAATAAAGGAATATTTAGAAATAGGAGTCAAGAATGATGAACATCTAATCAAGATGGCCGCAATAGCCCAAAGATCTATGGGTAATGGAGGTAGTTCTAATGATGATTTTACTCTTAGTGAGGAAGAAATGAAAGAATTAGAAGAGATAGCAAAAGAATCCAACCAATCTACAGACGAACCTAAAAGATTAGAATAATGGGAGATAGCAGAACCTATGGTAATTTAAATAGAAATATAGCTAATAGGGCAGGGTCTACTATATTCGATTCCTATAAAGGGAAAAGAACTAACTTGGATATTAAAATAGCTCAAGTTATTGATATTATATTAGATGAATCCCATCCTAAATATAATAACCCAACTGATTTAAGGAAAATTGAATTTGGTGTAATAGCCGATAATAGTGTTGATGAGAGTTTTAAGGGATTAGCAACCCCTCTATCAGGCGAAATCAACACACTACCCTTGAAAAATGAATTGGTTGTTATATTAGTTAATAATAGTAATAAGGGTAATTCGTCTTATTATTATATTGCAAATGTTAATTTATTTAATAATGGGTTGTATAACCCTAATGGTTATGACTTTCAAGTTGATAATCAAGATAGGTTAGATTTGGGGAAAAATGTAGATGAGGATGTTCTTAGTAAAGTAAGAAAATTAATATTATCCCCAGGGGATGTTTCTATTGAAGGTAAATTTGGTAATTCTATACGTTTAGGTAATTCTAATGAATTAAATTTTAATGGACAGGATATTAAAACCCCTTATGATGGTGATAATAATAAACCCATTACTATAATAAGAAATGGTCAGAAATCAGTTGATAGTTTATTACCTATATTTGAAGACATAAATGAAGATCATTCATCTATATACCTTACAAGTAATCAAATAATTTCCATTGACGTAGCTAGTAAGAATTTGGAAACATTTAATATTGAATTAAAAGAAGTTATTACAGATAATGATATATTCAATATCACAAATAATAATAAAGATTTAAACAGTGAAGTTACTCCTGTATTACCACCAACTAACCCTCAATTAATTTCTCCAGAACCCATAGATGATTCGTCTGAAGATATTGAAGGAAAGTTTAGGAGTATCATAGATGTTTTAAAATCAAATATAAAGGCACCCTTAGATAAATTTTTTGGAAATGGTCAGGTAGAATCTAAAGAATATAACCCTAATAATCCAAACATTTTAACTAAAGTAACCAAGAACCTTATTGGCCTACCATCAAATGCCGTTATTATAAACGCTTCAGAACCCTATTTGGTAAAAGAAGCCATAGAACCTTTTATTAAATTGATGAGGGATTTTTATAATTTTAATTTAAATAACCCTAATATACCTAACCCAACTATAGTAATCAATGGTATAGGTCGTTCAATTGAAATGCAAATCTCATTATATAAACGATATTTAAATGGTGGAAACTTGGCGGCTAAACCAGGAAAATCTAACCATGGTTGGAATACGGCGATTGATATTTCTTGGTTTGATTCTCGCGGAAAATACATTAAATCAAGTCAACGAAATGGTTGGAATGAGAAGGGGTTTCTTAGTGAACAATATGAATGGTTATTTAAAAATGCTCCTAAATATGGTTTTTTAAATCCTAAAGGGTTAAGAGATGGTATTAGAAATGAGGAATTTTGGCATTGGGAGTATTGGGGGACCGGTATTAAATCAAAAATAAAACAAGATCCTTTATCTTTAGGTGCGGGTGTTATTAATTTAAGATGGACTGAAGAAAATTTCTCATTAGACCCTTCAGTAAAAAACCCAATAGATTATAAAACAGGTAAAGAGTCAAATATAGTATAATATGGAAAAACCAACTAAACCAGAAGTATTTGGAAGTAAGGATCAAGAAAATCAGGTAATAGTTAATTCTGGAAGGTTATTACTTAATGCCCAAGATGATTATATATTAGGTTTTTCTGATAAAGGGGTTAATTTTTCAACCAATGGTGGTTTTCATATTAATGGAGGTTCTGGAAAAAATAGTCTAACCCATATTAACACTGAGAAGATTTACTTAGGTTTAAATGCTGAGGATAAGGGGGAACCTATATTAATGGGTAATACCACTGAGGAGTGGATGAGAGATTTAATAGATTGTTTAGAACAAATGATCTTAACCTGGGAAACCCAAATAGCCCCTACAGCTTGGTTACCTGGTGGAGGGGGTGTTCCTGTGGCTAAAAGTGCTTTAGCTATTACTAGAACACAATTAATGAATTTAAAACAAAAAGTATCTGATGTGGGTGAGCACCCATTATTATCAGATTTGGCTTTTGTACTTAAAAAGAAATAATATGGTAAGTTCTATATACGGGTTAGTAGATACAATTAAAAATCAACTTATAATCCAAATTCCTGAAAGTTCAAAATTGATAGAACCACAACTTGATAGAGTTAAAAGTGAGGTTTTAAAGAAATTACCTAGCAAGGATCAAATAGAGAATCAATTATGTAATAATAATGATATTGAAGATACCAAAATTAAGTTTAATCAGTATAAAGATTCTTTAAAACAACTTACATCTAAAATAGATGGTATATTAGCTAAGGTAGACGGATTAAATAAACAATTAGAATCAATTCAAAATATATTAAATACTTTAAGTACCATAATAGATATTTTAAGTACGATTATTACAGCACTTGAAGTAGCCGTGGTGGGGTTAAAAGCAGGATTATTTGCACTTACAGCACCATTTATTACAGGAGGGGCTGTAAAAACTATATCTGATGGGATTAATTTAATTGAAACTAATGTTAAAAAGTATGGTTTGGTTATAAGATCTATGCAACCTATATTAAATTTTATACTTCCCAAATTAGACCAAGCCATAGATGATATATCTGGTTTTAAAGCTCTAGTAACTAATATACTTAATTTAATTGAAGATTTCGATCTTAATTTAAATGTATGTATGAAAGATAGATTAGCAGATGAGTTTAAAGGGATAGATGATTCTAATAGAATTGAAGATGTATCTAATATGTCTCTAGAATCATTAATTAAATTATCTAATAATAATAAAGGGGTTAAAATAGAAGAATTTCTTGGGGAAGGTAAAATTACTATGTACAATGTTAAAACTATACCACAAGAAGATTTAAAACTTTAATATTTATAACATATGAAATTAGAATTATTTGAAAAATTAATTAGAAAAGTAATAAGGGAAGAGGTAGATATGGCTATTGAGAAATATACTAAACCTATCAATGAAAAGTTAAATGAAATTTCATCTCCTAAAACTAAATTTGTTGCTGAAAATTTAGGGGCGTCTACTAATAGATTAGCAGATGGTATTAAGGATCCTTCTTTAAAAGAAATATTTGAAAATACCTCCCCTTTAGATGAAAATCAAGTAACATCAGTACTAGATAATTTTAAAAATTTACAAGAATCAGCTTTTAATTCTGATATCTCAGATCAAGCACCAGTATCTATGGGCCCTGAGGCTGCTTTTATGAAAGATTATTCTGGGCTTATGGAAGCAATGGACAAAAAGAAAAATTTTAGACCTTAATGGCACGTATATTAACACCCAAGAAAGTAAATGATTTAAAACCTAACCAAGGTATTGGGATTAATTTACCTTTTACAGGGGAAGGTGTTTTTAATGTAAATTACTTAACCAAAGATCAAGTAAAAGCTAACCTAATCAACCTATTCATGACGGATAGAGGTGAAAGGTTACATAATCCTAACTTTGGTGTTGGTTTGAGGCAACTCTTATTCCAAAATGAAATAAGTGAAGATGAGGTTAAATCACTTATTGAAACCCAAGTAGGCCTTTATGTCGATAATGTTACAATAGAACAAATAAATTTAGATTTTAATTATGATCAACATAGTTTAAACATCCAATTTGTTTATTCGCTAACATATGAAGAATCACCTCAACAATTAGAAATTACAATAGAACTATAATGTCAGATTTATACAACCAGTTAGATAGACCCGACCAAGATAAGGAAATTCGTTATTTAAATAAAGATTTTACTTCATTTAAACAACAATTAGAAGAATTTGCTAAAGTATATTTCCCAAATACTTTTAATGATTTCTCAGAATCATCACCTGGTCAAATATTTATTGAAATGTCTTCATATGTTGGAGATGTTTTAAGTTTTTATTTAGATACCCAATTAAAAGAACACTTCCTATCTACAGCTGAAGAATCTGAGAATATATTTGAATCTGCTTATTTATTAGGGTATAAACCTAATATAAGTACTCCAGCAACTGCTACTATAGATTTATATCAATTGGTTCCTTCTTCGGGTTCAAATTATGATCCTGATTTTAGGTATGCTATGACTATAAAAGATAGTTCTAATTTTAGTGGGAATGGGGTTGATTTTGTTTTGGAGGATAATGTTAATTTTAATTCAAGTTCTAGTTTTGATCCCACCGAAGTAAGGGTGTATGAATATGATGGTTCAAATAACCCAAAATATTATATCCTTAAAAAACAAGGTAAAGTCAAAAGTGGAACCTTAACTACAGAAACATTTACTATAGGGGCCCCACAAAAATTTAATTCGGTTTCATTCACAGATCCTAATTTTATAGAAATAGTAAGTTGTGTTGATAGTGATGGTAATAATTGGTATGAAGTTCCTTATTTAGGACAAGAAACAATATTTGAAGAAACCCCAAATAAGGTAAGATATGATCAACATTTATCTGGGTTTTTTAATGAAACACCTAAATTATTAAGACTAAAAAAAGTACCAAGAAGATTTGCTACTCGAGTAGTAGATAGTAATGGTAATATAGAATTAATGTTTGGTTCTGGAATTTCATCAGGTGCTGATGAAACTATTATTCCAAATCCGGATAATATAGGTTCGGGTTTAATTAATGGTTTATCTAGGTTAAATTATGCATTTGATCCCTCAAATTTCCTTTTAACTAGAACTTATGGGCAAGTACCTTCAAATACTACTTTGACAGTAACATACCTTACCGGAGGTGGTATTGAAAGTAATATACCAGCTAACAACATTGAAGAAATATCATTACTAAATTACGAGTTTGATGAACCTGAGGTTTTAGATAATGGTATTAGAGATTTTATAGTTAATTCATTAGCTGTGACTAATCCTTCCCCATCAACCGGTGGTTCATCAGGTGATAGTATCGAGGCTATTAGACAAAACTCTATTGCTAATTTTGCTTCCCAACAAAGAACAGTAACTAAAGAAGATTACTTAGTTAGGGCTTTATCTATGCCATCTAGGTTTGGTTCTGTGTCTAAAGCGTATATCGTCCAAGATCAACAAATTACCCCGACT